GCGGGAGCACCACAAATCAAAGCCCTTGGCCTTTCCTTTGATGAGGGCGTCACCTTGATGGGACAGTTTGAAAAAGCAGGGGTTGATTCTTCTGCAGCACTTTCTTCGCTCTCAAAGGCAGCTGTTAAGTATGCGGGCGATGGGCTTACGCTTCAAGAAGGACTTGCTGGAACCATTGAGCAAATCAAAGCCTCAACCAGTGAAACAATGGCTCTTTCTCTTGCCTCAGAAATCTTCGGAAGTAAAGCAGCTCCACGTATGGTTGATGCCATCAAGCGTGGTGCTTTATCTTTTGAAGATTTAGCAGGAACAGCTGATAAGGCAGCTGGGATTGTAACGCAAACTTATGAGGGGACGCTTGATCCTATTGATAAGTTTACAACCGCTCAAAACACGGCGAAGTTAGCGATGGCGGAGATGGGTGATGCTATTGCAGCAACCCTAGCACCTATCTTAGAGGTTCTCGCCAGTTTACTTCAAGCTGTTGCCACATGGTTCTCTGGTCTTTCAGAACCTGTGAAGCAGTTTATTGTCATTGTCGGAAGTTTGGTCGCAGCCCTTGGTTTAGTCTTACCGATTTTCATTGCCCTGCAAGCAGCTGCTATGGCTATGGGAACAACCATCATGGGGATGATAACTGCAGCAGCTCCAATTGTAGGGATTATTCTTGGTGTTATTGCCGCTATTGCCTTACTAGTTGTTGGGATTCAGCAACTCTGGCAACATCACGAAGGGTTTCGGACAGCTGTGACAGAAATCTGGAACGCCATCTTTGCCTTTTTATCTGTCATTATCCAACAGATATCAAGCTTTGTCATGTCGATATGGGGAACCTTGACTACTTGGTGGACAGAGAACCAACAGCTAATTCTTAATTCCGCAAACACTGTGTGGACAGCTATTTCAACAGTCATTCAAACCATCATGACCATTCTTGGACCTTACCTTCAAGCCAGTTGGGAGAATATCAAACTGATTATCACGACAGCTTGGGACATCATCAAAGTGGTCGTTGAAACAGCCATAAATGTTGTCTTAGGTATTATCAAGGCAGTTATGCAGATTATCACGGGTAATTGGTCAGGTGCCTGGGAAACCATCAAGCAGGTCGTCTCTACAGTTTGGGAAGCCATCAAGTCACTGATTTCGATTGTTCTAAATGCCATTGCTCAGTTCATTTCCAATTCCTGGAATGGCATCAAAGGCACTATGACAAACTTACTCAATAGTATCAAATCTGTCGTTAGTAATGTCTGGAATGGCATCAAGTCAACGATTAGCTCGATTCTATCGAGCATAAGTTCAACGGTATCTTCTATCTGGAATGGGATGAAAGCAACCATCTCAGGTGTCCTAAGTGGTATTGCAAGCACAGTGTCCTCTGTTTGGAATGGGGTCAAATCGACCATTACAAATGCCATCAATGGGGCAAAAAATGCGGTTTCTTCAGCAATCAATGCCATTAAGAACCTCTTTAACTTTAAGATTAAGTGGCCGCATATTCCTCTGCCACACTTTAGTGTGTCTGGTTCTGCGAATCCCCTTGATTGGTTAAAAGGTGGTCTGCCTAAGATTTCCATTCAGTGGTACGCCAAGGGTGGGATTCTCACCAAACCAACGGTTTTCGGCATGACAGGCAATAGCTTGATGGTTGGAGGAGAAGCAGGACGAGAGGCAGTCTTACCTCTTAATAACCAAACCCTTGGCAGTATCGGTCGCAGCATCGCAGCCACCATGCCTAACAAGGGAACAAGCATAACAGTCAATATCACGGATGTTGTGATTCGTGAAGAAGCGGATATGAAAAAACTAGCCGATTATGTGGCTGGTCGACTAGCTGATGAAATGACTCGACAAGCCTTACTGAGAGGAGGAACGGTGTGATTAAACATAATGAATTGGTACTGAATGGAAAAGGCACCTCGTCTTTTCCTTTTAAAGTTCTTGTGGAAGATAGACCGAGTATTCAAGTGCCACGGTCTAAAACGCAACTCTTAGACCATCGTGGGTTGAGTGGGGTGATTGTTCAAACCAATAAACACCGTGATGTGATTGAAAAGTCTTACCGCTTGTACCTGATTGGTGCGAGTGAGAAAGAGGTCAATGAGTTTGCAGCTTTTCTGATGCAGGAAGGGTTTTGGCTAGAAAGTGAACGCCTTAAACTCACCAGGCTCTGGTGTTACCGAACGGATAGCTTTGACATCAAGCAGGACGAGCACGATGTGTTTGTGATTGACGTGACTTTTATCTGTCACCCCACTCGCTTTTTTAATAGTGTGGATAGGCAAGTTTTGAGTACCAATGGTGTGTTAAAAACACAAGGCTCTGCCCTTGCCTTTCCTACCATTACCATCACCGGTCAATCGGTGTCAGAAACCTCATTCACGGTAGGTGACCAGGTGATCCGCATTGAGAAATTTACAGAGCCTCTTGTTATGGTTAATCAGCCTGATCGTCCTAGTTTTAAGACCCTATCAGGGAAAGCTGTCAAGTGGTCTGGGGATTTTATCACGATTGATGCCAGTCATCCAACTCATTCTGTTGGAGTTGTTTTGGGAAGTGGGATCTTATCGCTTACTTTTGAAACGAATTGGGGGTGGGTGTGATGCTTTACCTTCTTGGCGGTCAAACAAAGACACCGAAATGGAATGGTCAGCCATTATTTGAAACGGTGAGTGCAACGGTAGAAGAGGAGCTGAATAGCACCTTTCAGCTCCATTTAACTTATCCGATTACGGATTCAGGTATTCATGAAACCCTTAGAGCAGATGAGTTGATTTTGTGTCCAACTCCTGATTTGGGAAAGCAGCTCTTTCGTGTTAAGCAGGTAAAGATTCAAGACGATACGATAGAGCTTGAGTGCTATCACATTTCAGATGATATGATGAAGCGTCAGATTAAGCCTTTTTCAGCGACTAATACTACCTGCCAATCTGCTCTTATGAGGCTGGTTGAGGCTTGTCCATCTGATTTAGGACTTTTTAGCTTTGACAGTGATGTGACGGAGCGTCATACCTATGTGTCTGACGAAGACTTGACACTTTATCAAGCTCTAATGGATGGTAAACATTCCATCCTTGGAACCTGGGAAGGTGAGCTCGTTCGTGATAACTTTCAGCTGATAGTTAAGCAGCACCGTGGCAAGGATAAGGGAGTTATTCTCACAAGCCATCACAATCTGAAAGCTTTTGGGGATAAGGGTGATTCTGAGAAGGTCATTACGCGCATCTATGCGACCTCAACCTTTCAGGCAGAAGGTAGTGATGAGGATACTGTTCTTTCTGTCGTTGTGGAAAGTCCCCTCATTAACCAATACCCTTATGTCCACGAAGCACGGTATGATAATAACACGCTTCAGACAGAGGAAGAATTGCGCCAATGGGCGATGGCTAAGTTCACGCATGAGCACATCGATCACATCTCTAGACAGTTAACCGTTGAAGCTTATCAGCTTGATGGTCAGGAAGTCCATCTGGGAGATACGGTTACCCTAAAGAGTCAGAAACACAAGGTAGATGTTAAGAAAAAGGCAGTTAGTTATACCTTTGACGCTCTAGAAGAAGTGTACCTTTCAGTGACCTTTGATGATGAGGTTAGCTTTACGAGATCTGGATCATCAGGAAACAATTCGCTAACCAGTGCGGCTAAGACCATTCTTGATGTTAATCAGTCGGCTACAGAACACCGTGCGTCTAAGGAGCGAGCTAATTTTAACAAGGTCTTTGATAGGCACTTTGAGCGTCTTCAAACAGAAGTTGAAGATGGTATCGCTAAGGCCAAAGCAGAAGGTGAGCGTTCTGGGAAGAAAGCTGCCCTTGATTATCTGGCAACGGATGCCCTTGAAGCACGAGTCGCAGCACTTCAAAAAGCTACGATTGATGAGTTGACCGTCTCTAGTTCAGCATGGATGACAAGGCTTGTCTCTCAACAGATTCTATCAGAGTATGTGAAGAGCCTAGAAATTGAAGCAGACAAGGTCGTTATTCCTGGCCAGCACACCCCAGTCTTTAGTTTGGATAGGGATGGGAGTCTTTCCATTGATACGCCACTCCTAAAGGTGAGAGGGGAAAGCCTAGCGACAAAAGTTGATCTTAAAACTATCTCTTTAACCCCTGGACCAAAGGGGGACGCCGGAGCAGATGGGGTGGGTATTCAATTAAGGGAGCAGTACTACTTAGTCTCTGCACAAAAGACTGGTATTACCACAACAAGCTCTGGTTGGAGCAAAACTATTCCCTCACTCACCTCAACGCTTAAGTATCTGTGGAACTATGAAAAAACTACGTTTACTAATGGCTCAACAACGGTAACAACGCCAATTGTCATCGGAGTTTATGGGGACAAGGGTATGGATGGAAAGGCTGGTAAGGACGGAAAGACCCTCTACACTTGGCGGATGTACGCAGATAGCGACAAGGGAGATGGGATTTCTGCCGTCTCAACGGGCAAACGTTACCTCGGACTAGCCGTCAATAGGGAGAGTGCAACGCCTTCAACCAATCCTGGTGACTATATCTGGTCATCTTTTTTTGAGGGAACGGAACTGGGTGGTCGTAATTACATTGACGATTACGCCATGAAG